ATTAAAACCCCCTTTTGGTTTTTGTAACGATTATATATTTTCCGGACACAGTGCTTTTAATATAGTGTCGTCATATCACATAGGATCACCTTTATGGCCGGTTTGGCCGGCGGTTACATCCCTGTTTTCTATTGCCTCTAGAGAACATTATTCAGTGGACGTTGTTATTGCGTGGATTATTTTTGCTGCAATGAAATCTAAATTATAATGTATATCTAAAATATATGGAATTCAATACGTACGTTATAAATTTGGATGAGCAAAAGAAGCGTTATGCAGCTCAAGAGAAAAAATTAAACGATGTTGGTATATATCCAGTACGTATATCTGGTAATTATAGAAAAGATGTATCGAAAAGTATATATGACAAACACTTTCATTCATTTTATAAAAATTCCATGCCTGATTCGGTTATTGGAGCAACGTCGAGTCATTTAAAAGCCTTTCAATATTTTTTAGATAACGATACGAATGAAGTTGCGTTAATACTCGAGGACGATGCGTACCCACTTTTTGATAATGTCATGTACTTACGGGATAAACTTAATAACCGAGATTGGGATATGTTACTTTTACATTGCGATGGTTTATGTTCAAATAAATGGACGAGACCTAATATATTTACGGGGTCTGCTGCGGCTTATTTTATAACACGTGAAGGAGCACAAAAAATATTGAATCATAAATTTAGAACATATGTGGATATTGATACAAATAATATTAAAAATTTAAAAAAACGGGTCGATAAAAAAAGTTCATTTTGGACAGATGAAGACGTTATTATGAGTGGAGAAAATGGTATTACTAGAGATGATTCGGGTACCACCTGTCCATCTATAGTTAAATTTGTGTCTCCATTTATTATGAGTAGAGGTGAAAAAACATTGTGTCACGTTAAAAATTATAAAGCGTTTAAAATACCTTATATAGAAAGAAACGTAACAGTTAGTGAAATATTTTTAATGTTATGTATTTTATCACTTTTAATTGTAATAAAGAAATCGGTTTATAAATAAATAAAAAATGTCTGAAACAACCCTCCAAATTAAACGTTTAACTCTCGATGCTATTTTACCGACGCGTGCATCCCCTGGTTCAGTTGGCTATGATTTGTATAGTTTGCACGATATGGTCATCCAGCCAAGTTCTCGAGAAATTATTAGTACGGGTGTGTGTGCAACTGTACCGTCCGGGTGTTATGGACGAATTGCACCACGATCTGGTTTATCTGTAAAATATGGAATTCACGTTGGTGCAGGTGTCATTGACCCTGATTATACTGGTGAATTGAAAGTTAACTTATTTAATCTCGGGACTATTCCTTACGAAATTAAACAAGGTGAAAGAATTGCTCAATTAATTTTAGAAAAGTGTATGACACCTTTTGTACAAGAAGTGAGTGAATTAAAACCAACCATGCGTGCTAATCGCGGTTTTGGTTCGACGGGTACTTTATAAAATTTTATTTTCGTTTTAATTACCGAATGCGACACCACCCATACCATTCTTAATCCTGAGAATGTTATAGTTGACCGCATACGCTCTAACCATGGCAACATTAGTAGCTGTAATTGAACCACTAATTGTTATTTTAGCATTATCAATACGCGAAAAGTTTAAGCTTCCTGTTGGTTGAGACTTATTCATGGTGAGACACATTGGCCATGTGTATATTTGTTCGGAGTCGATTGTACTATTGAGTATAGAGCAGTGTCTCGATGGAACGACATTTCTATGGTACTCGCCTGACATATTTTCGAAAAGTGGTGTTCCGTTAATAAACATGGACGCGGATGGGAAACTATACGCGGTATTGTTTCTGAGACCAGCTGCTATGTGAACGGCCTTTACTGGGTGATTAAAGTACGTAAGATCGACGGACTTGTCCGTTTCGGTCATTGGTTGATATTGAGTTTGTGTGATGAGAAGCTCGTGTTCCTGTTGCGAAAAGAATTCTCGTTCCTCTGTATCGAGGAATATGTAGGAACCGTACACCTTTGGCGACGATCCCACATCAAACGTACCATTTCTGCACTTGATTCGAATTTCAACTTCGTGATATTGAAGGCCGACAAGTGGGAGAGATTTAGTCCAGTCTTCGCTAAAAAAGAATGGGATCATGTAACTTCCTGTAGAGGCATTATCACCTGTATCCTGGGTAGTTACGGCACACGTCGCTTTCGCTTGTGATTCGTTATAAAGAGAGTTATGGATAGTGTTAATGTAAAGAGAATCCAATCTACACACTTCCTGACCACCGATCCACAAAGAAAATTCGGTTGGTGAAGTATCATCGGATGTTGCGTTAGCCGATTTGAAGAGAGAATCGTTGCTATTGTTATTGTTGATATTCGCATTTTCAATCCATATGTAACTCAAAAGATCACCCTTGGAACGGATTGGGATAGAAACTTCATTACTCGATTTGAACGTACCGATGTAGTCGAGACGTTCTGGTTTAATAGAAAAGTTAGTGTGACGTTTGTAGTTTTGTCTGAAAAAAGAAACTTGGGGGTCGCCTGTGATATAGACATCTTGGGCACCGACCGATACGAGGTCAATCAAAGCAGCTGACATATTTATTAATATAGTATATTAAAAAAATTGAGCTATAACGTATTAAGAAATATGGTTGTTTTTCAAGCTCTTACCTGGGAAGCAAACGATGACAAAGATGATAATAAGCACTTGGTAAGTATATTTGGTAAAACATGTGATGGTAAATCAGTTTGTATTACTACTGAATTTAAACCTTACTTTTATGTTAAACTTCCACGTCAAGATTCAAAATCATGGGCGACTATATGGCACGATAAAATATGTAAACTGTGTCCTGATTTTAATATCGAATTTGATATAGTTAATTCTAAGGATGTGTGGGGATTTCAAAATAACGAGGAGTTCAGTTTTATGAAACTTATATTTGAAACTTTATCTGAACGTCGTAGTACTTCGTATAAACTCAAAAGAAACTTACCCGGTGAAATATCACGATTAAAAGTATTCGAATCTAATTTGGATCCTGTCCTGAGATTAATGCATTTGAGTGGTATTCAGTCCACTGGGTGGTTGGATTCCGGTGATAATTGTGAAGACAATAACATCGCAAATGTTGATATTGATAAATTTTGTTCGGATTGGAAACAGTTAAAACCAGTAGATAATCCTGAAACTGCACCCTTTGTTGTATGTTCTCTTGATATTGAATGCAATAGCTCGACTGGTAAATTCCCTGATGCAAATATAAACGGTGATTGTTGTTTTCAGATTGCAGTATCCCTGTGTATATTCGGTAAAGATGTGCCGTATGATAAAACCTGTTTTTGTTATAAAAAGACGGACCCTGATCTAGAAGGGTGTAATATACTGAGTTATTCAAGTGAGCGTGAAATGTTAGAAGCGTTTAGTGTTTATATGAAAAAAATGGATATCGATATAATAACCGGGTGGAATATATTTGGTTTTGATTTGGATTATATCATCACTCGTGCTAAGAAGTTAAGGTGTAGTTCTAACTTTTTTAATATGAGTAAATTTCGGGAATATACGTGTAATATAAAACCGAAGAAACTTTCTTCGAGTGCACTGGGTGATAATGAACTCAAATTGTTACCTTTACCTGGTAGATTCGTTTTTGATTTATTTCATGAAGTTAAAAAGGGGTATAAACTTGATTCGTATAAACTCGATAACGTGTCTAAACTATATTTAGGTGATAATAAAATAGACATGCCCGCGAAAGAGATGTTTGCGCGTTTTATTGAAGAAGACCCTGTAAAATTACGCGAGGTCGCAGAATATTGTATAAAAGATACATTATTACCACATAGACTTTTATCGAAGTTATGTATACTTATAAACTTACTTGAGATGGCAAAGGCGACGTGGGTACCCCTGTCGTACCTGGTAGAGCGAGGTCAACAAATTAAAGTGTTTAGCCAACTTACTAAAAAAGCGCGGGAAATGGGTTACCTCGTTCCAACAATTGCGTGGGGTGAAGGTATGGTGGAAGGGTACGAAGGTGCGACCGTTCTTGAAGCACAAAAGGGTGCGTATTATACACCTATAACTGCACTTGATTTTGAAGCACTGTATCCTTCTATTATGATGGCCCACAATTTGTGTTATTCGACACTTATAATGGATCCTAAGTATGAGAATAAGGAAAATTACCCCGATTTAGAAATTGAAACGTTTGGTAAGTTTAAGTTTGTACAAAATGTACCCAGTTTATTACCAAGTATTTTACTAGAGTTGAAACAGTTTAGAAAACAAGCTAAGAAAGATATGGCAAATTCGACGGGGTCTCTTCAACAGATGTATAATGGTAAGCAGTTGGCTTATAAAGTATCGATGAACTCTGTTTATGGGTTTACTGGTGCGTCTAAAGGCATGTTACCATGTGTACCAATTGCATCTTCAGTAACGAGAAAGGGTCGAATGATGATTGATGATACTAAAAAATATGTCGAGGAGAATTTTCCGGGTGCGAAGGTAAGATACGGTGATACGGATTCTGTAATGGTTGAATTTGATGTAGGTGGACGTAAAGGTGAAGAAGCTATTAAGTATAGTTGGGAACTTGGAGAACGCGCGGCGTCTGAGTGTACACACTTATTCAAGAAACCAAACAACCTCGAACTTGAGAAAGTGTATTGTCCGTATTTTTTGTATTCAAAGAAACGGTACGCGGCAAAACTTTGGACACAGGGAAAAGATGGTAATATGAACATGGACTATATTGACGTTAAAGGTCTTCAATTGGTTAGACGAGATAATACACCTCATATGCGAGAGGTGTGTAAAGAATTACTTGATGTTGTTTTAGAGAGTAGTGATACGGGACCTCCTAAATCACTTGCTATGCAACGTGCAATAGAGTTATTAGAGGGTGAGGTACCTAACGAAAAATTGATACTTTCACAACAATTGAGTGACTCGTATAAATCTGAAAATCTATCACACGTTCAGGTTAGAAACAAAATGAGAGAAAGACAACCGGGTTCAGAACCACAGTCCGGTGACCGTGTTCCGTATATCCTTATAAAAACTCACGATCCTCGTGCAAAAGCTTATGAAAAAGCAGAAGATCCAAAATATGTAGAAGAAAATAACTTACCGGTAGATTATCCGTATTATTTTTTGAATAAATTTTTGAATCCTGTATGTGATTTACTAGAACCTTTATTTGAGAATACTAAGGAGGAGATATTTGGAGAACTCATAACAAAAACTAAACCAGGTAAAAAAAATAAAAATGTAAATGACCCTAATCAGAGGAAAATTTCAGATATGTGGGCAAAGGTAGTTAAAAAATAAAAACGATTACTTATAAGTATAGTAAGTATGTATTTACCGAAAATTGTAAAGGAAGCTATCGATGAAAGTATTAAGATAGCTTCCAATAAAGTCCTTAGCAAAGTTTATAGAAAACTCATAGCTAAAAGACCGCATGTCAAAGATATAATAGATTTTGAATGCGATAACACGTATCATGAAAATGTTATATGCGATGCATTAACTTTTAACACATCGAAACAGATTAAACATGATATAGAAAAGCGGTCTAACTTTATTATTTACAACACTTTAGAATCATGGTCAATAGCGACTAAAATACCTTTCAATACTATACGAGATTTTTTAGATCACGATCCTATATGTCGAGGTATAAAAGGTGGGAATACTAAAAAAGGTATTTATACACCCGGTTGCTATTGTATGGCTCCTAAACAGGAGGGGTGTGGTGATTATTGTAGTAATCATAAAAATCAAAATACATCACTCGTTAACGGTCAAGATACAAGTAAGATCGTATTAACTAATCTTAAAACTTACATTGAAGATAAATCAATGAACAAGATGGAAGATAATCCCTTTGATTTTTTATAAAAATAGTTTAAAGTTTTAGGTACATGTTTATAGAATATGAATAAATCGACTATATTATTACATTCTATAGACACTTTTTATGAACAGGAAAATAATAGAGATATTCTTAACCAAATATTAAATAAATCTGGTGGTATATCTTTACGTAATCTCGAATGGTTTATAACAAACTATTCTAAGAAAAACAATTTATCTTATAAAACGGGTGATGGTAAAATTTTTAGTGTTCATTGTTCTTATAAATCTAGTTTAGATGGGTACAGTAAAAAATTATTTGATCCATTTTGTCGATCATCTAAAATAGATTATACTGTACCGGGTACAAATAATAAAATTAGTACAACTGTTGCACAGTTAAATTTTATTAGATGGTGTATAAAAAATAAGATTATTGATTATATAAAAGAACATAAAAAACAATTGTTTAATAAGCAAGTGTCATGAAACCATTTTCAAAAGTAAATGTTTGATAACCAACATAATACATGTGAAGGTTATATGTTTCTGTAAGATTAGGTACCATTTTTACATCTAACGTAGTTCTATTTGAACGCAATTGTGTAAAATCAAGACTTCCCGATGGCTCCACATTAATCGGATTCATCGAGAATGCATATGTGTATATATTTTTAAACGGTCTAGATAAACGACTCGTAAAGGGAACGACATATTTAAAATATTTATGGTCGCTATCTTGAATATTGGGTACATTTTCACCGTTAACGTGTATTTTAGCGGAATGCATGGGTGGGTAATAGAATTCATTTAATATACTGTACGTATCCTGTGTGGACATATTAAACCTATTATGAAACGTATATAAACCATCTGTAGTTGTATTATCTTGAGTCGATTCTCGAGCTATAGTTTCATCTTCAAACTTTTCTTTTCTGATAAACCAGTTTAGTGTTTTTACAGGTGTATTTGCAACAATTTCAATTTTTTTATCAACTTCGCCCGGGTTTATTTCTAATATTGGATGTTTCTTAACAACATCCGTTATAAAATTGTATTTATTATTTTTCATGTAAACCTTCTCACTTTTATCTATGGTTATTTCTTCGGTGACTATATCGAAAGAGTCTAACGATATAATATTTGGATCATCCGTGAAAAATGATTGTGGGTTAAACTCAATTTCGAATTCGATTTTTTGTTTATGTATAGCGCACAAGGGGAAATAAGGTCTATTGGGTTTATTTGTTTCGTACTCATCACTTTCGTATTTTCGTGAAAAGAAAAATGGTATAGGTATAAAAAGTTTAGATGTTTTTGTCGATAAAGAAATATTTCCTATAGACGTATCTTCAGCAACATTTCTATTTACGGTATATCTTTTGGTTCTCTTTTCAGATTCATCGAGATATAATTCATCGTAAATAATACCCCAATCTGCGTGAAACTTTTCAACTATCATTTCATCGACTCGCATTGTTATGGATTTAAATAAATGTCTTCCGACCTGATCTGCATAGTTATAGTGTTGCGGGGTAGTCTGTGTTAGTGCAGGTAAAGTTAATGATATATACATGTTAGATAGAAGATCACCCATATTTCTTGGGTTTAGGGTCACTTTGACCACCCTGTTAAAAGGCCAAGACGGTGAAGCATCGCCCGGTTTTATAACTTTAGTGCTTTTATGAAACTTTCTAAAATCCGAATGTTGTTTTAATTTGTATTTAAAGAATGACTTTTCTGTATCATTTTCTATAAGGTAAGTATCTTGTTTTCCTATAGCATTTAAAGAGATTGCTGCCCCTGTGTTTGGACCTGATACTGAGTCACACATACTATTACTTACTTATATATTTTTTAAATGTATTCTTTATTTTTTTTTATCGATGTATTTACATAGTTTTTGGAACCATACGATAATATCTTTATCGGATAAAGAAGGTATTTTATTAAAATAATTATATTGTCCGCATTCTCGTTTACGAAGTTGTTCGGGTGTAATTTTTTGTCGTTCGAGTTTAAAACAACTATAACAAAGTCTTTGAGCTTTTAATTTATAAATTTTATAGAAAGTTGCGTTATTGTAACAATATAATGGTGATACGTTTTTCCTATATTGTCTAACTAAATTTCTTACCTGCCAATTATTACTTTTTACATAGGGATTAAGTGGGTTATTACATAGATAACATCTACCTTTACATCTAATATTAATATACATAAAAGAAACACGATTTATTCTTTTATGTACTATAATGAAATTAGACAACCTGATGGAACTCCCATTATAGGAATAAATCATGAAGAAGAAAGACCGACCGCGTTAGAAGTGATACCTACCAATGAAACTCGACAAATTCAACATCGAGAACCCGAGTATGAATTATTTAATTCACCAATGATAGCTTGGTTAAATATATTTTTAGTTTTAGCAAGTATACATTATATAATTTTGTATGATAATCTATTAACTATAATTAATTGTTTGGCGTGTGTATTACCATTACATAGTATACAAAATAACAGTATACATGGTATTTTCTTATATACTATTTATGTTATGATTGCCATGTTATTAACAACATTTTTAGGGTTTTATGAATATATTTGGTATTATGTTATATGTAATGGTATAATTACATGTATTTTTATAACCTCAGTCGTCAAATATATAAAACATATTAGGAATCAAAACCAAAGTCAGAATGAACACGTTGTATGACAAAAAAGATTTAGATATTGCTAGGGGTTTATATAAAAACCAAAAGGATAAATGTGAACTATTTGCGAGAAGTATTCATAAGCTCAGAGAATCTCGCAAAAAGTACGATGATAAAAGAGAGAGAAGTAAAATAATTTTTTTAGATACTGTTCCAGATAAACATGTAGAAAATAGACACAAAGATAATACATGCCAGGCTATAACCATAAGTGGTAAAAAGTGTTCTTTTAAATCAACATGTGGAATATATTGTAAAAAACATTATAATATTTTTAAAAAATAAATATATTGTTATAATAGAAATGTTAGATCAGGAAACACTCAGACCCGTTATAATATCTATGGCGCTTTACCTCGCTATATCTCAAATTATTCCCGAACTTTTTAAAAAACCAACAAATATTGGATTCGTTGATGAAATTGTTGCCATGTTAATCGCTCAAAAGGGGTCACTTACTTCCGGAGCTATTTTGACCGGACTTATCATTTTTATCACGAATTACATTAACGACGAATTCTTGTAAAATATTTTCTTTACACGTAAGATTTCGAGTTTTGGAATGATCCATGTATCTTAATTTTTTATTATATGCATCATTCATAAATTCCATGAGCTGGTCTACATTGGGCTTTCCCCATTGCATACCTGCTTCGTATAAAAAATCATCCCTCGGTATTTTTTGTAAATCACATTCAATTGTATACGGTGTGTTTATATACTCTTTTGCACCTCCATAATCTGTTATTATAACGGGTTTATCTCGTATTGCAGCTTCTACTGCGCCCATACCAACACCTTCTGATGAAGAAAAGCTTATGTAACAATCTGATTTACTGTGTATATCTTCCATAGCTTCGTCTGATATAAGGTTATTTATAACTGTTACATTTGGTATGTTTATGTTTACTGGGTATTTACACGTTGCTTTAACAATCAATCGTGTATCGGGTTTATTTAATCGTACAAAACATTCTAATATTTTGTTAAAGTTTTTTCGGGGATCGTGTACATTACCTATGTGATAAAATGTATACGGTCTTTTATCGGGGATATGTGCGTGTATTACAAAAAAATGTTTATCAGGAAACTGCCTTTTGAAAATCTTTTT